TGACTTTTGTTGAAACTGAGAGAAATCCTACAGGTATCAACAAGTATTGTAGAGCCTATGCTGAAGAGCATGGACACTATAATTATGTAACTGTTAAAGGCAAGAACTCTGTCACTGGTGAACCAGAGGACATTAGGATATTAGACCCTGATGAACCTTGGACAGCTGATGACCCTGAGGAAATCAAGATAGCCATTCTTGATAATGCTTCTAACCTTCAAACAGAGCAGGGACTCAATAAAATGCAGACCATTGAAAAGATGTCGAAGTATTTTATTACACTGAGAAATCAGATGAACTGGGTAACTGTTTTAATACAACACCAAGCTCAAGCTCAAGAGGGTATTGAGAATTTCAAACTCAATAAAATTAAGCCTTCTTCAGATGGTCTTGCAGATTGTAAGACCACTACAAGAGATGCCAATATGGTAATAGGCCTCTACAGTCCATTCAAATATGAGATTGAGAACTATGAGCATTATGACATCAGGAAGTTTAGGAACTATATCAGATTCATGGAGATTGTTGAGGATAGAGACTATGGGGCTAGTGGCAATATATGTCCTCTCTTCTTCAATGGTGCATCTTCTGCATTCTTTGAATTGCCCAGATATGATGAAAGTACCAAACTGAATGAAATCTATGCTTATATCAATGAGCTGGAGAGAGCTAAGCTTGAGGCACCACAACAAAACTAACAATTTTAATGGCAAACATTGGAATTATCCTCGGCAAAAGTGGTTCTGGTAAGTCCACCAGCTTGAAGACTCTTAATCCTGATGAGACTGTTGTCTTCAATGTGTTGAAGAAGAGACTTCCTTTCAAGGGAAGTAGAGAACTCTTCAACACTGAGAAGAACAACTTCTTCAATATGGATAGTCTTCCTGACCTGATGAACTACCTCCAAAGCATCAGTGACAATGCTCCACATGTCAAGACTGTGGTCATTGATGATGCTATCTATCTTATGAGGAAAGAGTATTTCAAGAGAGCCAAGGAAGCTGGCTACACCAAATATACTGAGCTGGCTCAACATTTTCAGCAACTTATCTCTCTCTGTGAGAATATGAGGGAAGACATAAATGTTTTCCTGCTTCTCCACAGTGAGGATGTTGTTAGTGACAACTCTATCATAGAGTATAAAGTGTCCACTATTGGCAAGTTGCTGGATTCTCAGTATAACCCAGTAGAAGTAGTGCCTATTGTGCTCTATTCCTCTGTGGTTTATGATGAGCATGGTAAGGCTTCCTATGGCTTCTTCACTCATAGACATAAGGAAGGAACCACTGTTATCCCAGCAAAGAGTCCTGATGGAATGTTCGACCAAGATTTCATTCCTAATGACCTCGGTGCTGTGGTAAAAGCTATTGATGCTTACTACAACTAAGCATATATCAACACAAATCAAACAAAATGAAGACTCTTAGTATCAGAAATGTTGCAGCTCTGAAAAGAACTGCACAGAACAACTATCCTCTCATTGCCAAGAGAGAGAAGCTGGCTGAACAGATTGCTCAACTCCAAGAGGAGTTTGATGTAGTCAATGCTCAGATTGAGGGTGCAGAGACTGGCTCTAAGGCTATGACTGGTGGTTTCACCTCTCTTGACCTTATTGAGAGACAGGTTGTTCCCACTGGCAAGCTTGATGCCAATGGCAAGGAAATCAAGCAGACTAAGTATGTTCCCAGAGAAGGTGCTCTGCTCCTCAATGAGGATGGCACTTATAGCATCACCCTTCCTGTGCCTGAGGCTCCCCAGCCTGAGGCTCCTGTGGTAGAGGCTCCTGCTGAGGGAACTGAAGCTCCTGTAACAGAAGAGTAGGAGGTGGCCTTATGAGACAAGCTAGGTCCTTTATGGCTGTCTCTAGAGGTCAGGTCAGTGGAGAAGAGGGAGGTAGCTTCAAGAAATATATTGGAGTAGCCTCTGTCAATGTACTGGCTGTTAACCCTAGTAAGGCCAAACTCTCAGAAATCTATGGCAGGGACATTGACAATGAACCTGTCTATGTAAAGGAGATTGAAGCTGGTGATGATAAGCATAAGGTAATGCAGGCTAGAATTGACTTTATTGTCAAGACTGTTGAGACCTGTGTTGATGCTCAAGGTCAGCCTATTGACCTCACCAGCAGAGTTACTTTCTTCCTGCTCAATGAAAGAAGAATTTCCCGCAATACTGGAAAGATTCAAGTAATTGACAAGTATGGCAGAACTCAGTGGGTCACTGAAGCTCAGCTGGCCAACCATGAGATTCCCAATGATAAGAATGGTAATCCTCTCAATCTGGATGCAGATTATAGACCTGTGTTCAGTGGTGAGGAAGACCTGACTGGCTTCCTCAAAGCTTTCCTCAATATTCCCAATCCTGACAAGTATGTCAATGGTAAGTGGGTTCCCATTGAGGATAGAAGTGTTGCAGAGGTCAGACTGGACAAGATTGCCAGTTATTTCAAGGGAGATTTCTCTGAGCTGACCGAGATTCTCACCTATCAGCCTAATAACAAAGTGAAAGTTCTCTTTGGTATTAGAACTGCTGAGGACAATAAGCAATATCAGGCTGCCTATACTCAGATGTTCCTCAAGAACACTATCACTGATTATAGCAAGCTGGATGCTGATGTTCAGAGTAGAAAGGCTGCTGGTGCTTATCCCACTACTGAGTTTGAGGCTGTTCCTCTGAAGGAATATGCCAATACTCCTACTGACTTTGGCACTGGTGCTGCTCCTACTGCTACTCCTGCTGCCTTTGTCCCCAATAACCCCTTTGCCAAGAAATAGCACATGGCAGTAAGCACTGGTTTTGCAACTGTTTCCCTCAAAGAAATACTTTCCAAGGTAACTGAGCTTGATATTGCAGGCTTCTATTTTGGAATAACATATCTCCCTTGTCTTATCAATGCTCCTTATAGGAAGGATGATAAACCCTCAGTAAGTCTGTTTGCAGGTTCTGATAATCAAGTGTTATTCAAGGACTTTGGAACAAATGAAGCTGGGGATATATTCACCCTGCTCAAGAAGACTTGGAACATGAGTCTTAAGAGTGTAATCAATAGGATAGCAAGAGATTTACCCTTGTTTGGGGATGAAAGTGTAAAAACCAGAAGACCTAAAGTCTACTCCATTACCCCAGGTTATGACCCAACAGCTACTCTTAAATGTAAAGTGAGAGAGTGGAGGGATTATGACTTGGAGTATTGGGAGACTTATGGTATCTCACTGCCTTGGCTTAAATTTGGTGAGGTTTATCCTGTATCTCAGGTAATGCACATCAAAGAAGGTGTTACAAGGACTATCCCTGCTGAGAAATTGGCTTATGCCTATGTAGAGAGAAAAGATGGAAACATTACTCTCAAAATCTATCAGCCCCTTAGTAAGACCTACAAGTGGATTAACAAGCATGACTCCTCTGTCTGGGACCTTTGGACAAAGATTCCAGAGAGAGGGGAGTGCTTAATTATCACTTCTTCAAGAAAAGATGCCCTTTGCATTTGGGAGAATACTGGTATTCCAGCTGTCTCTCTTCAAGGTGAAGGATACATTCCTAAAAAGCATGTGGTTGACCAGCTGAAAGAAAGGTTTAACCATGTCTTTATCCTCTATGACAATGACTTCACTGCTGAGGTCAATCATGGTAGGCTATTTGGTCAGCAACTTGCAGAAAGATTTGGGTTAATCCAATTGGAAATTCCTGAGAAATATCTGTCAAAAGACACTTCAGACCTTGCCAAGAATCATGGCAGGGAAACAGTCAACAAGGTTATCCTTTCCTTAGTAAAAAAGGCAATACAAACAAATCAAACAACATTATGAACTCTAGAAAAATTACTATCGTGGACTCCAAGCTTCAGAAGAGAAGCACTATCATGTCTGAAGCTGAGACCCTTGGTGAGCTCAAGAGAGACCTCACTGCCAATGGTATCAACTACAGTGGTAAGACCTTCATGGAGGGCCTGTCCCGCAGTGAACTGAAGGAGGATGCCTCCATCCTGCCTCATGACATCCAGAGACCTGATGGCTCTGTGACCAATGAGCTGGTCTTCATGCTCACTGAGCCTGAGAAGAAGATTAAGTCTG